GCTGCCGGCGTAGGAGACGCGGTAGATGCCGCGCTCGCAGAACACCGCGCCGTCCGCTGCCGAGATGTGCCCGCCAGTCATCCCGGTGATCGCGCCCAGGTCGGTCTGCTGGAGGTCTTGGAAGTCCGACTCCACCTCGATGGCGGCGTTGCTGCCGGGGGTCGGCCAGTTGGTCGGGTTGCCAATCGCCGGCCACCAGACGCGCTGCGGCACCTCGCCATCGGTGGCGTCGTTGGTGTTGCCTACCATCAGGAAGTCGCGCATGACGCAGCAGTATTTGGCGCGCGGCGCGCCCGCCGAGAGCTGCGAGAAATGCGTATCGACGCCGATGAGGTAGGTCTGGATGTCGTCGTTGTAATTGGTCGCGATGATCCGGTTGCCAAACGAAGTCATCGTCCAGAAACCATCGGGCGGGGCGTCGGTGTTGTAGGCACCACCCGTCGTGCGGCTGACATCGCTGTAGTTCGGGCTGCCGGTCTGCTGCATGTAGAGGTGCTGCTGGGTCGCGGCAAAGTTCGAGACGACGCCGCTCGCGGCGCGGTAGCCGTAGGAGCCGCAGACATGCGCCGGCAGCGCGGTCGAGTTCGGCACCGCAGAGGGGAACGGTCCATAGCTCGACGGGGTGCGCGGCACGCAATTGAGCGTGTTGACATTACCGGGATTGGCGAAGGCGGCTTGGTCGGGCAGCCACTCGCCAAAGGGCAGGATTTTGCCCATCAGGTCACCAGCGGCTGGCCGACGCGGTCGATGCCGTTGCCGGCGGGCTGCGCGACCTGCGCCGCGCCGGTCTGGAGCTGCTCGCCGATCTTGCCGAGCAGCGCCGCGACCACCTCATAGGGCTGCTTCCCAAGCATCGCCATGATGGCGTTCCACTCCTGCGCCTCAAGGATGACGGCGAGCGGGGTGTTGGGCGGGATCGGCTGTTGGGTCATGTGTCTCCTCTTGAGGTAGCGGCGCTCAGCGCACTCGACGCGCCCAGATCGAGCCATCAGCGGTCATCGCGCCGCCCGTGAACGCCGGGTTGGCGATGAGGTAGGCAGTGCCGGCGGCGGCAAGATTGAACCGCTTGGTGCCGGTGTTGATGCATTGCGGCTGGCCGGCGGCAAATGCCAGCAGCAGAATTGTCGTCGAGGGATCGTCCAGACCGGGGAAACCGCTGGCGTTATTGAGCGAGGCGGTGAGCTGCGTTGGCGTCGTGCCGGCGGCAACGTTATGCGTGATGTGCCCCCACACGTCGTAGTCACCCGCCGCCAGCGCCAGCGAGACAACAACAACGGTTGCCCCCGATGACAGCGGGACAGTGGCGGCGCTTGCCGTCAGCAGCTCGCCGACATAGCCCGACGCCGCATTCGACCCGTTGGTGACGCCGACGATCCCGCCGCTGAGCGTCGCATTGATCGCTGTAATCCCGCCGCTCGTCAAGGTCAGCGCGGTGCCGCTCTGGGTGAGGGCCATGGCAGGCAGCGTCAGCCCGCCCTGCGCGTTGATCGTCCAGACGTTGCCGCCGGTCGGGTTGGAGAGATAGGCACTGCCAGCATTGGCAAACCACACCCAAGTCGGGTTGGTGCCGCCAGCCTGATCATGAAAGAACAGGCCTGCACCAGGCCCGGTGGTGCTCAGCCCACCCGTCACCAAGATGCCGCCGCTGGTGGTCAGGACGGTGCCCGTCCCGGCATTGATCGTCAACGCGCCGGTCAGCGTCCCGCCGGTCAGCGGCAGATAGCCGCCCAGAGCGGCGGTCGTCGCGTAGCCCTGGTTCCTCACCCAGGCGGTGGTGGCGATGTGGGTGCTGTTATCCGCCGTCGCTGGGGTCGTCGCGGTCGCGACGCCGAGGGTCGTCGTGCCGGTGACGGCAAGGTTGCCGCTGATGGTGCCGCCGGTCAGCGGCAGGAACGGGCCGGCGCTCCCAGAGCCGGTGAGGAGGATCGCCCAGTCCGCCGCCGTGTTGTTCCAATAGACGACATCGCCGGTCGCGGTGTCGACCGAGAGCGGGATGGTCGCGAGTGCGCTCACCAGCCGCAGCTCAGCCTGGGGCGGGTTGTGGTAGGGTCAGGGTCATGCAGATCACCACCCAACAGCGCGAGGCGCTCGGCACCATCAGGCGGCTCGGCTACCTCTTGAGGCTGGAGAACTCCGATGCGTGGTTCATCGCCCACCATCGCCCGCCCCAGGACTTGCCCGAGGCGCTGATGGAGGCCGAGGAGATCGCCTACGAGGATGCCGACGCGCTGATCGACGCCGGCTTAGTCACAAAGCGGCTCCAGTACTCATTGGACGGCGGGACGCTGGTCTTGGTTTGCACTCCAGCCAAGCAACCCCGCCGGCACGCCCAGGCCAGCCGTTCCGAGCAGCCGGAACTCCTTCCGTAGCCACCCGCGCTGGAACGCTTGTTCCGGCGTGAGCCCTAGCGACGAAGCCGTGCGGCGGATGCTGTCATCCAGCGTGCCGAGCGCGGAGCTGGTCCCCGAGCGGTCGAACCCGCTGAAGTACTCGGGAACGCCGACCCAGGTCGATGATTGCATCTGGGCCGGGTCAAGGCCGATCTTCTCCGCCAGGGGCTGGTGGAAGTTCTGCTCGGTGTAGCCATAGAGCGAGGCCGGATCGACCGACTGCATCGCCTTGCCGCCCTTGCTCGTCGCGCCCATCGCCCGCAGATCGCGGACATCGATTGTCGGCACCGACCAGTTGCCGACGAGGTTCTGCGCCATCGACGCCGGCTTGGGATTGGTCAGGGGATAGGCGTTGCCGAGGGTCCCGTCGTCCTGCAGCAGGTTCTGGATGTTCTGGATGTGCAACGGGAAGTTGGCATAGCCCTGCGGGGCCGATGTCGTCGGCACCAGATTGAAGGCGTTCGGGTTGCCGGCCTGATATTTTTTGACCAGCTCGGGCAGCGGCTGCCCCTCGGCGAGGAGGTTGCCGAAGTAGGAGGCTTGCCGGATGTTGGCCGGGAAGTCGTGGCGCGGGGATGTCGCCGACAGCATGTTCATGTCCGAGCGCCATAGAGCGTCGCCGCCGGGTTCGCCAAACTCGCCGATGGTACGCTCGCGCAACGGGAAGGTGTTCCACCAGCCGAGCGCGTTCTGGTCGCCGGCAACCTCGCGGCCTTTTGCCAGCACCGCCAAGTACTGGCGCGCGGTCTCTGGGTCTTCAATCTGCGCCTTGAACCAGTCGGGGACGCCCTTGGCTGGCGGCGGCAGCCGCTCGATTGGTGTCTGCGGCACATCGGGACGCTCGGTCAGCCTTGAGAGGTCGAACAGCGGCGTCGCCGTTCCCATGCCGATATTCGGTGCCGGCAAATCCGATCTGATGTCGCTGATGATGCCGGGCCGAGGCGTCGGCACTCGCAAGCCAGCGCTCATCGAACCAGCCGGCGCACCGCCGACAAGATAGGGCGCGATGGTGGAAGCCAAGTCCATCATCGACTGGCCCAGGGGCTGCGGCGCGCCGCCGCTCGGGTCGGGCAACGCGCGCGCCATCATCATCCGGTCGAGTGCCGGGTTGCCGCTCTGGAACGGCTGGCCGTCACCCAGCCACGAGGTGATGTCGTCCCACAGGCTCACGGGTTCCGCACGTCGGTCTGGATCACGAGCGGCCCGCCCGAGAAGCGCGCCTTGCGATCACTGAGCTGGAGGCGGTTGAAGCCGGCCTCCTTCTGCGCCGCCCACAGCGGGAAGCGCTCGTCGTTGCCGATGTAGGGCTCGGCCATGGTCAGCGAGCCGAAGAGGTAGAGCGATGGGTTGTAGTGCAGCAGCCAGTTGGTCGGCACTTGAGTAGTCAGCCCATAGACCCCTTGCATGTAGACCATGGTGAGAGGGTCGGGGGTCGGGCCGGGATCGCCCAGCAGGCGTAGATTGAGCCCCTCGATGGTGAAGGCTGCCTTGGGATAGTTGGGGTTCACCCAGCCTTGGGTCGGCGTATAGCCGTAGGGCATCGAGCCGCGGTAGAGGTTGGTGTCCATGTTGGGGGGCGTCTGGTAAGTGTAGTGGACGTTGCCCCAGCTCGTCGGCAGGTACAACTCGCGCAGCTCCCAGAAGTCGAGCGGCAGTGGCACCAACGAGTTGTTGGGCGCGGGCGTCAGGGTCGTCTCGATCTCATTGAAGCGGGTCTTGAGCCGGTCGCGCGCCTCTTCCTCGAACAACGAGATGAACTCTGGCACGGCACCCGAGATCAGCGGGTCGCCGGGCCGCGCCAGCCAGTCCATGATTGTGTCCTGCAGGCTGAAATAGCTGTCGATGGTCATGGGCGCGCCTCAGATGATGAAGTGCTGCCCGACGCGCAGGTAGCGCCATTCGGGGTCGTTGAGGAGCCGGCGCACCGCGCCCTTGTGGTTCTTGTCCCAGGCGCGAACGCCGTACTGCTGCAGCCACAGGAGCTGCACCTCGGGCGGGATGCGCGCGGCGAAGCGCATGTCGCGGCCTTTGTTCTGCACGATGCCGTCGTTCGCGCTGCGCTTGTTGGCCTCGATGATCGGCTCGATGTCGGCGCTGCGGCGGATGATGCAGCGGTCGCCGTCAGGATCGTATTTGTAGTGCTCGACCGCGCCCGAGACGGGATCGCGCGAGAGGAAGCGCCAGTCGTTCTCAGCCATGTTCGACCTGGGCGAGGCGCGCTTCGAGCTGCTGGATCGCGCGGATCAGGTAGGGCACCGCCGCGTCGTGGTTCACGTACTGCAGATCGGCCGGAAGCTTTGGGTTGCGCTGGCCGGCGAGCGCACTCGCGATCCCCGGCATATGCACCTGGGCCTCCTGGGCGACGAGGCCGATGTCAATATGGTCAAAACCAAAAATTTCGCGGGCGGCTTTTGTCCACCCGAATTGCCGCACCGGGGTCGCGAGGACCGCCGCCAGGGCGTCGACCTGGGTGTCGCGGATGTCGGTCTTGAGGCGCTCGTCGGAAACGGCGTCGACAAAGCAGCGGTAGGTGGTGCCGCCGCCGTCGAAGAAGTCGAGGGCTTGGTTGGTCGGCCCGCCCGAGAGGGTGTTGCGCTCGACATAAACGATGTCGCCGCTGAAGAGGGCGTAGCCCTCGTTGACGCCGTCGATATAGACGGCGATGGCACCGGGGACGCCACTCGCGCTGGCCCAGGTGAAGCCGAATTGATTGCCGCCATTGTAGCTCAGGCCATGCTGCAGGAGGGCGACGGCCCCGTTGTAGGCGGTGACGTTCCCCACCGACCAGATGCCGCCGTTGTTGGCGAGGATAGCCTGCGCGCTGCCGGCGTTGGAGACGAGCTGCCCGCTCAGGCTCGTCGCCCCGGTGACGGCAAGCCCGCCCCCGGTGATGTTCAGCCCTCCCGCCATGTTGACGCCGTTGGCGGTGAAGTTGGTGGTGCCGTCGACCGTCAGGTTGCCGGTTACATGCGTGGCACCAAAGGTCGGGCTGCTGCCGCTCGAGAGCAGCAACGGGCCGATGGCGGTGCGGTTCTGATAGGCCTGGAGGTTGGTGCCGTCCCAATGGAACCCGATCTGGTCGGTGTTGCCAAAATAGGCGATGCCGTTGTTTCCGATGGCGACATTACCGCCGGCAAGATTACCGCCGCCCGCCACGGTCAGGTTCTGGCTGATGGTGGCGTTGTCGGAGACATTCAGGCTGCCCGCACTGATGGTGAGCCCGCCGCTGGCGACGGTGAGCCCGCCTGCGACCTGGGCCGAATTGTTGGCGGTGAGCGTCCCGTTGACGCTGAGCCCGCCGCTCGACACCAGGAGCCCGCCAGCGATGGAGCTGCCGCCGCCGCCGCTGACCACGATCCCGCCTGTGAAGGTCGCGCCGCCGCCGACCGAGAGCGGGCCAGCGATGCTCGCGCCGCCGCTCGTCAAGGTCAGCGCGGTGCCGGTGCGGTGGAGGGTCAGCGCGTCGTAGATGTCGGCGGTGCTCTGCACCGAGAGCGTGCTGTTGAGGTCGGCGGGCACATTGCTGACGAGGTTGCCGCCGCTGACCAGGAGGCCGTTGTCGAAGTTGGCGTTGCCGCCAAAGACGCTCGTGCCGCCGACCGTGAGGTTGCCGCCGAAGGTGACGTTGCCCGAGCTGTCGGCACTGATCGGCACATAAGGCTGGTCGAGCAAGAGGAAGCCGCCCGCGCTGGCGTTGAGGCTGCCCAAATAGATGAAGCGCGGGGCCTGCCCGCCGATCCAGTCATGCGCCGCGGCGGCGGCAAAGCCGCCCGAGGTCGCCTTGTAGACCGGCTTTGCGCCGAGGGTGTTGATCTGGATTTGGTCGCCGCCCACCGCGGGGCCGTTCGCCAGGAAGCTGTAGACCTCGCCCTGGACGTAGCTCTGCGGGTAGCTGACGTTCGAGGTGTTGTACTGCCACACCGTGCCCGAAGGGGTGATCGTCTGCGTCGGGTTGGTGCGACCCCACCAGCGCTTGAGCGCGCCCATCATGGCGCGCGCGCAGTCGTTGACCGTCGACGGCATCTGACCCTCGGGCCAGCCGTTCGGCGGCGGCGTCTGGTTCGAGGCGTCGGTCTCGAACCAATTGCTGTTGTCGGAGAGTTCAGCCATGGCTCACCCAGATGGAGCGGTAGGCCGCGCCCCAGCCCCCAGGGAGGCTGAAAGGCCGGAAGCGCGGCCCACCTACCTCGCGCCCGCTGTAGTCCCCCAGGAGGCGCGGGATCGGTTGACTAGGTCAGGTCGAAACAGCCGCCCGAGCCCGCCTCGTTGCGGGCTTCGAGGGTGTACTCGCCGACCATCAGCTTCTTCTCGTTGTCGCCGGTCTTCGCCAGCTCATCGAGGCGGATCGGGCGCAGCCAGGAGACCGCCCACAGGTCGGTGTTGATGACCAGAGCGTCGCGCAGCCGCATGAAGCGGTCGGGTTTGATCTCGACGCTGCCGAAGTCATAGACGTAGACATCGATGCTGCTGACCAGCTTCTGCTCATCGGCGTTGATGTAGCGGGTCTGGTTGCCGGTGAACGTGCTGGTGATGGTCTGCTTCTGGCTGCTGTTGACCAGCAGGATGTCCGGCTCGTCGCCGCTGTTCGTCCAGACAGACGACAGCGCGGCTTTCAGCATCGTCTCGGTGAACGCCGCCTGGGTGCCATCGGTGCGGGCATTGGTGCCGTTGCCGGTGGGGTCAATTCCGCCCGTGCCCTTCGTCGTATTGGTCTTGATGAAGGAGAGCACCGAGCCCAGGTTGGCTGCCGCGCTGGTCGAGCCCACCGCCCTGGCTTGGTTCTGCAGAAGGATGGTCTCGATGTCGCGCTTCAGGGACTTGCCCTTCTTCGCGACCTGATAGCCCATCTCGTTCTTGCGGCCCGCCTTGTCGACCGCCTCCTGGGTCATCGAGATGATGACGGTCTTGCGGCTGATCTGGGTGTAGTTGCCCAGGCGCACGGTCGGGATGACGGCATCGAACGCGCTGATGTCGTCGCCCTGGATTTGGGCGTTGGCCCCGTTGGGCGGCTCCAGCGCGTCGGTCTGCCACTCGTGCAGGACGGCTGTCGCCTTGCCCCTGGCGACACCCGTCATAAACGGGGTCTCGGTGGGGCTGATGTTGTAGATGATGTCGGTCAGGTCTTCCCTGAGACCGACAGCGCTGTAGGTGCTGAAGGTGTTAGCGATGAACGCCATTGTGGTGCTCCGGGGATGCCCCGGCGCGAGCGGGAGTTAGAGGAGTTCCGCGATGAGCGAACCGGCGTCGCGCACGCTGTTCGTGCGGCCCAGTCGGTTGACGGCTGTCTTGAGGCGCTGGTCTGGACCCCGGTCGCCGGCCTGGGTGGTCCCAGGCGGTTGGACGCGGGGAGCGGGGTTGTTGCGCTTGGCGTCGGCGGAGGCGCGCGCAGCCTGCTGCCGGTCGTAGAGCATCGCCTTGGTGGCGAGCAGCACGAGCCGGTGGTCGTAGGCCGAGTTGATCTCAGCGGCCGAGAAACCGCCGCTGTCGCGCAGATAGACGCCGAGGTCGCGGCGCAAGGCCTCGCCCTTCACCTCATCGGCGAAGTCGGGCCATTTGCTGTTGAGCTGAGCACCCTCCCGCTGCACCAGCTCGCCGAGCTGGCCCAGTTGGTACTGCTGCAGCTCCTGCTGCCGCTGCGCATACTCCTGCTCGATGCCGCCCAATCGACCTTTGAGCTGCTCGCGCATCGCCTGCAGCCGAGTGTATTCGGCGGGGCTTTGCGCTTGCACCTGGACCCAGTCGATATTGTTGAGCGCTGCCGCCTCGGGGGCGGCAAGCAGCATCATCTTTTGCAGGCCTGACAGGTATTCCGTCCGAAGAGCCACCGCTGCCGTGCGCTCGGCATCGTATTGCCGTCGCGTTTCGGCAGCCTCTTGTGAGCTTCTGGTGAGCGCGGCCTCGCGCTGGCTCTCTCGCCGAGCAATCGTCTGCTGCAGGGCGGGTGGGAGCTTCGCGAACTCAGCTCGCTCTTCATCGTTCCAAGACTGGGGCGCGGCGATGGCAGCCGGCGGCTGTTCGCCCTCTCCCTCAGTTCCCTCATCCCCGGTGGGCTGGTCGTCCTCAGCTCCGGTCTCGCTTCCGGCGTCATCGCCGGTCGATGGCGGTGCGTCGCCCGCGCCGGGCGCGGGCGGCTCGTCGTCACCCGCGCCAAAGAGCAGGCCGGCGATGGCGTCGCCTGCGCTGCGCGTGTCGGTGACGGTGAAGGTCTTGCCGGCGTCCTGGCCATTGGGCGCAGGCGGCGGCGCAGCGCTGCCAGGGGCGGCAGCGCCGTCAACGTTCGGTGATCCGGTCATGGCTAAAACGCCCAATGTTGGCAGAACGAACAGAGCGCGCTAGGCTGGTCAAGATCAGCCCAGGGAGAACAGGGATGGACGGACTAGCAGCGCAACAATCCGCAACCCCCCGCAAATCAACTGTGTTGACAACCGCCGGCCTGAGGCGCGGCGGGCGTTGGCAACAGGTCTTCGTCCCGGTCAAAAACGAACCGGGCGAGCTACTGCAGATCGACAAGCGCAACTTGCACATCGACCCGGCCTATCAGCGCCGGCTGTGGCCCGACCGGGTGGCGCGAATGGCGGCGAACTGGAGCTGGGTCTCGTGCGGCGCGCTCATTGTTTCGCACCGCGGCGACGACCAGTATTTCATCATCGACGGCCAGCATCGGTGGGAAGCGGCGCGGCTGGTGCCGTCGATCAAGGACTTGCCGTGCCTCTGCTTCGAGCTGGACGAGGTGCGCGACGAGGCGGTCGGATTTTTGGCCGCGAACACCGAGCGCAAGCACCCCAGCTTGGCCGAGCAATTCAAGGCGCTGATCATCGCCGACGATCCTGTTGCCAAGGCCGCGCACGACCTCGCGCAGAGCTGCGGGCGGCGCATCTCAGCCCCGAGCAGCGCTGAGACCATCTCCTGCGTCAGCGAATTTTTCCGTCTCCTGCAGCAGAGCCGCGAGGCGACGGAGCGGGTCTTCCCGGTCATCGCCAAGCTGTGCGAGGGCGAGCCGATGCAGGGGCGCATCCTGCGCGGCATCGTCAGCCTGGAGCGCCGCATGCCGCAGCGCCACAGCCTCTCCGACCGGCGCTGGGCCGAGCGCCTGGAGCACGTCGGCTACAATGCGATCCTCGCCACCATCAAGAACGCGATCAATCTGGAAGGCGGGGGCAGCGAGCGCGCCTGCGCCGAAGGGGTGGAGCGCGCGATCAACAAAGGCCTGCGAAACCCGCTCGCCATCGACTGGTCGAAAATCCCTAAGTGAAGACGGACCCGCTTGCGGGTCTGACGAGGCGGCAACGGCAACTCTACGAACGGCGCTGCGCGGGCTTTCTGGTTGTGCGGTATGGTGTGTTTGTGCGGGGGCGCAATTGGCCTCGCCCCTTCGATGCGGTCATCCGCCACCAGGACGCCGACAGCATCATTGCCGAGCGCTACGACCTCAATCACCCGCTGCGCGCCGGCAAAGCCGCCTGCGGCGATTGCGTCGATTGCGGGGCGAACCTGCAGGCCAGCATCGCGATCCCGCCCGGGGTGACGCTGCTGTGCGTCTGCTGCGCGACACAGCGGGCACACGAGTGCGACCCGCGCTACCCCGAGATTTAGGCGGCGCTCTCCTCCTGTTGAGCGCGCTCGGCGAGGCGCACCTGGGCCGCGCCGCGATAGGTGCGCAGCTTCGAGCGCACCAGCTCAAGCGCCTGGACGATGCGGTACAGCTCCTCGCGCCGGTCGTGCTCGGAGGGCTTGCTGTCGAGCCATAGCCGGTAGGCGTCCTGGCGGATTTCGGCGAAGGCGGCGGCGAGCACCGGGTCTTGTAAGAGGCGCGAGGCCTGATCGCCGCGCCGGATCACATCCTCGTCGGGCACCGGGGCGCTGCGCAGCAGCTCCTCGTCGACGGTCGGCGGCGCTGTCGGTCTGCGGAAGCCCCAGGTTCTCATGCGCCCGCCTGGGGCTGCTGCGCGGCGAGCGAGGCCTTGTGCATCTCAAGGGCGTGCGCGTTCGAGGCCTTGATCCGCTCGATCTCGATATCGGCTGACGCCTGCATGCGCTGCACTTCCATGTCGTTGCGCAGCTTCTGGTCGTTGAGCTGGAACTGGTGCTGCTGTTTCTGCTCGTTGAGCATCAGGTCGTGCTGCGCGCGTTCGCGGTCGATCTGCAGGTCGTTTTGCGCCTTGTCGCGGGCGAGCTGGGTCTGCTGCGCCGCCTTCTGCTGGCTGAGCTGGGCGTCCAGTTGCGCCTTCTGCTGGGCCGACTGCATCTCCATCTGCGCCATCGCCTGCGCGGCCTGCGCCTGGGGATCGGGCTTGGGCGGCTGCGGCGGTCCCGTGACCGAAGGCGGCGGCGGCACCGTGGGATCGGTGATGAAACTCTCCTTGAAGCCCGCGTTCTGGGTCAGGCGGGTGACGAGGTCGTAGATGTTCTTGCCGTAGATCAGCGGGCCGGCGATGCCCTGCTGGGCGGTGACGATCTGCTGCTGCACATTGAGGAGCTGCATCAGGTGCGCGAGGATTTGGTCGCGGTTGCCGGTGCCCAGGCCGACCGTCACGGTGACGGTCATGTCGTTCTTCCACTGCGCCGGGTCGACCTGGAGGTAAGAGCCGGTGACCCGGATGATGCGCTCCTGCTGCTGGTGCTTCTTGACGAGGCCGAGGATGCCCGAGACCAGCTTGGCGACGCTGAAGGCGAAGATGCGGGCGATCAGCTCGACGCGCTGAGCTGCGGCCTGCTGGATGAGGTTGATGCCGGTGGCGGTGCGGTTGAGGTCGTCGGGGTCGAGCCCCTGGTTGCGCCGGCTGATGCCGGTCCTGATCTCGGCGGTCTGGTCGATGTACTCGACGAGCCCCATCGCCTTCTCGGCGACAAAGGGGGTGATCAGCGGGGTCACGCCATCGGCGGCGCGGGTGCGGACGATGCCGCCGGGCTTCGAGGTGAGCAGGTCGTCGTAGGTCTCATCGGTCGCGGCGGTCTCGACCACGAGGTGCCGCGGATTGTTCGTCAGGTAGATGTTGTCCAACATCTGCCGCAGGAGGGTCGACTTGATCCGCTGCAGATCCATCACGAGGTCGGCGACCGACATGCCCACCAGCTTGTGCGGCATCGGCACCGGGCAGAGATAGACGAGCGGCACCTCGTCGATCTCCTCGATGTCGGGCTTGCCCTTCTTGGTGAGGATCGTCGCGGCGCGGTTGACCGTCACCACCTTGCACAGCTCGGCGAGCCCATCGCCGTCGTAGTCGACCCGGATGTAGTTCTCCTCGACCCAGTAGTTGCGCATCGGCGGATCGGTGCGGTCATTGGTGTAGGGGAAGTCGTCGTCGGGCCGAAAGCGTTGCAGGCGCTCGGGGTTGTAGTCGTCGGTGTCGGTCCACGGCACCCCTTCGAGGCACTCGCGGTCGTAGCCCTGCTCGAGGAGCTGCGTCATCGTCGCCGGCTGCCGGTGGCAGATGTAGGGCAGGTAATCGCGGTGGCAGCGGCGCGAGAACAGCACCTCCTCGGGCGGCACGTTGGCGATCTTGATCCGCCCCTGCTTGCGGGTGACGCGCAGCTTGCAGTCGTAGAGCATCGGCGAGCCGAAATTGGGTGCGTCCTCGCTTATCCCTGAGGGGGTCGGGGCCGGGTAGCTCTCCTCCTCCAGCACCTCGACCGCCGATGAGCCGTTGGGCGCGTTGAGCGAGCTGAGGAGGCTGGCGTATTCCTCCTGGGTGAGCCCGGTGAAGGTGTTGGTCTCGCGGACCTCGGCCTCGTCCCACCAGCGCTTGACCCAGCCGACCTTCTGCAGCAGCCCGTCCTTGAACCAGTCGTGCAGCACCAAAAAGCCGGGATTGTCCTCATTGAAGATGTGGTTCACGTAGGTCGAGGCCTGGGTCGCGGCTGCCTCGGGGTCGACCGGCGGCGGCGCGCCGGGCTGCATCGGCGGCGGCGTCAGGCTCGACTTGACCGCGCTCACCTCGGCGATCTGGGGCGAGGCGCAGAAGATGCGCAGGAGCGCCGGCAGCACCCACTCGACGGTCTCCAGCACCGACAGCATGACGACCCGGCTGCGGTTCTGACCAGGGGGCGGGTCGGCAAACTCGCCGCCCTGGTAGTATTTCATCGCCTCCATGCGCTCGTTCGACAGCTTGCCGTTCTCGGCCCCGAGCGCTTGGTTCAGCTCGCGGCGGATGATGTCCTTGAGCTGGTCATCCGCCATGAGCTTGTTTGGGTCGCGCCGCGGCACATCGGGCAGGTCGGCCGGCA